GTAGCGAGCGAGCGGATCGGCGAGACATTGGCCAGGCGGCGCAGGATCTCGCCCTCGACGGTGGCCGGCGCGAGATAGCCGCCATCCGGGCCGGAGCCGGCCGAGAGCGCCTTGGATTCCAGCCGCTTCAGGCCGCCAGCCTCGCCGGTGCGGACATAGGAAGCGAAGGCCGCCTTGTGCTCCGCCGTCAGCGGATCGCGCGGGCCGTCCTGGCCGAGTGCCGGGCGGGAGCGCTCCAGCGTCAGCCGGTCGATGCGGCGCATGGTATCGTCGAGCGCCGCGTCCATGCGGACGAGCTTCTCCTCGGTCAGCGGATCGGCGCCCTGGCGCGCCTCGAGCCCGGCGAGGCGCTCCTCGTTGGTGGCGCGGTAGTTTTCCAGCGTGTAGCGCAAATCCTCGAAGGCCAGCGTGAGATCGCCGCCGGCGGCCTTGGTCTCGGGCGCGGTGTTGAGGTGGCTCATGGTCTCTCCTCGGGGGTGATGGGTCAGATGAAGGCTGAGGGCCTGGTCGCCTTCACAGCGGCGACCCGGGCCTGGGGCAGCATCGGGAAGGTCACGATCGAGACCTCCCAGAGATCGATGCGTTCGAGCCGGCGCAGGCCGGTTCGCGGTTCGGTGCGAGCCTTTTCGTGGCGAAAGCCGATCGAGAGCCCGTCGATCGCGCCGTCGCGCATCAGCGCATGGAGCTCGCGGGCGCGGGCGACGGCAAGCGACAGCCGGCCGCGCACGAACAGGCCGCGGCTATCCTCGACAAGGCTCGACCAGCGGCCGATCGGCTCGGCCGGGTCATGTTGCCAGAGCATCTTCACGCCGCCTGGCCCGCGCCTTTGCAGGCTCTCGCGGAAGGCGCCGGGCTCAACGATGTCCTTGCCGAGATCGGGAATGCGGAACAGGCTGGCATAGCCTTCGAAAACGCCGTCCAGCCCTATCCGTGTCGGCTGGAGCGGCAGCAGCTTGGATTCGAATGGGGCGCGGGCCGGCATCATTGGTCGCCCTCCGCACCGTCCCGGCCGCCTTTCGTCCGCTCGCTCTCGAGCTTCGCGAGCTGGCTGACAAAGCGGCTGAAGGTCTCGACAGGCGCGCCGCTGCGCGACGCCCTGCCCGCACGGGTCGGCGCCGGCGCCTTGGGCGGTGGCTTGGCCGTGCCGTTCCTTCCTTTCATGACGGGTCCCCCTCGTGGCGTGCGTTGAAGCGATTGAGCTCGCGGACGAAATCATCGAAGCGACGATTGGCGGCGGTCAGCTCGCGCAGGACGAGCCAGGCCAGTCCCGAGGCGCTCGCCGCCCAGAGCAGCAGGCCGAGATGGCCGACATCGGCACGCCCGACGAAGGCCGCGACGACCTGTTCGAGCATGTTCATGAGGCCTCCTTCCCGGAGGCGCGCCGGCCGTAGCCGACCGCCTCGCGCTTCTCGTCCTCGTCGAGGAAACCCGCGGCGCCGAGCCGGCGCCAGAGCGATTCCCGCTCCTCGGCGAGGGCCTCGATCGCGTCGAGATCGGGCTCCAGCACGAGTTCGTCGCCGAAGGCCGGGCCAAGCCATTGCGACAGCGATTGCGCGGTGCGGCGCACCAACGGGATGACGGTCTGGCGCCAAAGCGCCCGGTTGGCCTCGGCGAAATTGGCGTGGGTGTTGTCGCCGGGCAGGCCGAGCAGCAGCGGCGGCACGCCGAAGGCGAGCGCGATCTCGCGAGCCGCGACGCCCTTGGCGGCGACGAAATCGAGCTCCGCCGGCGTCAGCGAGAGCGGTTTCCAGTCCAGCCCGCCTTCGAGCAACAGCGGCCGGCCGGCATTGCGGGAGCCCTGGAAGGAATCCTCCAGCTCCTGCTTGAGACGTTCGAACTGCGCCTCGGTCAGCGTCGCGCCTTCCGGCCCATCATAGACCAAGGCGCCGGAAGGCCGCGCGGCATTGTCGAGCAGGGCCTTGTGCCAGCTCCCGGCGGCATTGTGAATGTCGAGCGACACGGCCGCCGGCTCGATCGGCGACAGGCCGTAATGGTCGTCGACCGGGTGGAACAGCGTCAGGTGCAGGATCGGCGGCAGGCCGCCCTCGTCCTGCCGGAAGCGCACCGTGTCGCCGCCGACCGTGTAGTCATAGGCCTCCGGCCAGCCGTCGCGGCCGGGTACGACGCGCATCCGGTCGGGCCGCAGCGCATAGAGTTCGCGTGGCTCGCGGCCAGCACTCACCGCCTCGACATAGGCATTGCCGGCAACCAGCAGATGGCCGACCAGCATCTCACGGAAGGCGATGCCGCCCTGGCGCGGATTCGGTCGCTCGATCAGGGCGAGCGCCGGATGCTCCGGCACCTCGCGCGAGCCGACCTTGGCGATGAGCGGCGTCTGTGCCGCAGCCTCCGCGATCAGGCGAATGCAGCGATGCACGACCGGGTTGCGCTCATAGCCCTCCCGCGACAGCGCGACATAGTCGCGGGGCGTCCAGACGGGACGGCCCGCCTCGTGCAGTGCGATCAGCGGCCCGACGCGCGAGCGCTTCTGGCCCGGCGCGGCTCGGCCGCGCAGGCTGCGAAGAAAATCGAACATGGATGTCTCGCTGTTGGAGCGTGAAGAAAACGAAGGGCTAGATGCCCCTCACCCGCGGCCGGGCCCTCGGCGCGAGCATCAGATGGGTCAGCGCCCAGACCAGTGCGTCGAGCCGGTCCGGCGAGCGGCCGGTTTCGAGCCCGCGCGGACCGAAGGCGCACATCTCCTCCTCGAGTTCGGGAAAGGCCCCGGCATGGTGCACCCGCGCTTGCGCATAGAGCGCGGCGACCGGCTCGGCGCGGAGATACTTGCCCCGCGTCGCCCGCACCGAAATCACGGGCACGCCGGCATCGACCTCGCGGATGATGCTTTCGACCATCTCGCCGCCCTGGTTGACCTCGACGACCAGCGCATCCGCCTCGTGGCGGTGATAGAGCGCGACCGCCCTCTCCGCCCATTCCTGCGGCCGCGCGCCGGCCAATGTCGCGTCCTCCAGCACATGGCCGATGCCGTCATGGTCGACGCCGGCGACGATGAGGCCGCAACGGTCGGCCCGGTGCGACGAGGTGGCGGGCGGATCGACCGCGACCGCGATCCGGGCGAGCGCCGGCTTCCCGCGCTCGCGGGCAGTCTCGATCATGGCTCGTGTCCAGAGCGCGTCCGGGCTTTCCTCGACGATCTCGCCGTCGAGTTCCTGCCGGCCGAGCCGCGTGCCGCCATAGGTCTGCGTGACCGTGCGGACGAACTCGGCGGCGAGGTTGTAGCGGTTGTCCTGCGTCCGCGCTCGGCTCACCGCGACATGCGGCTCGACCAGCAGGCGCTTCACCAAGGGCAGCGGACGCGGCGTCGTCGTCACGACCTGGCGGGGATGATCGCCAAGGCGCAAACCGAATTGCAACATGTCCCAGCACTCCCCAAGGTTCGGCCATTTCGCCAGTTCGTCGGACCAGGCCGCGCCGAATTGCGGGCCGCGCAGCCCCTCCGGGTCCTCTGCCGTAAAGACCTGCGCGATCGCGCCGTTCGTCCATTGCAGCCGGCGCAGCGAAGGCTGCCAGATCGGCCGCTCCCAGCGGTTATGGATCGAGAGCAACCCGGAAACGCCCTCGATCATCACGTCGCGGACCTGTCCTTGCGTTTCGCCGATGAGGGCGATGCGCTCCGTCGGCGTCTCCGCGAAGGGCGGATGGCCCAGCGCCATGCCCTTGACCCATTCGGCGCCGGTGCGGGTCTTGCCCGCGCCGCGCCCGCCAAGCACAAGCCAGATCGGCTTCAGCGGTTCGGGCGGCAATTGATCGGGACGTGCCCAGATCTCCCAGGTGCTGCGAATGAGTTCGACGTCATCCGCCGTCGCCGTCGGCATCAGCTTCCTGAGGATTCTCACCCGCGCCCTGAGCGACAAGGGCCTCAAGACGTCGAGCAAGATCCTGACGGAGCTGTGCGACATGTCGCAGATCGTCGGCAGCGGAGGAGTCATCCGAGCGCTTGTCCTTCCTCATGGCCGGGGGCTCCTCGATCGCGACCAGCTCGCGTACGGTGCGGGCGAGCACGGCGAGTGCCTTGGCGTCGGCCTCGCTCGCGGTCGTGCCTTTCGGCAGGTCGGCGAGATGTTCCTCATGCGTGTCGATCTGGCGCTTCGCAGCGCGCCAGAGCTGGCCCACCACCGCCTTGCGCGAGACCGCTTTGTGTTTCGACTTTGGCCCGGGGGCCGGCTGCGGCTTTGCTATTTCCTCTTCGGCCATCGCGTCCTTCCCGATGACAGGCACGAAAAAGCCGCCGGCTGGAGAGCGCGGCGGCTTCGTTCGGGCAGATTTCGTGAGCGTTCCTGATGTCTAGCGGATCAGCGTCACGATGTCAAGGATAAAATTCCTACAATCCTGAGATGCATCGATCCAGGAGTGTCAGGCCTGCTCCTTCTCGATCCATTTATAGGTCGCGGCCGGGACATAGTTCTGCATCCGATCGAGCAAGGTCGCCGGCTCGGTATCGGTCATTGCCATCGCCCGGTGGCTCTGCTTCAGGAAACCGGCCTCGACGGTGCG